TACCTGTTTAATAGGATCTTTTGCACTACCAGATTCTATTGTTTGTAGTGCAAGTCCAGCAGCTGCTGATGTAATAGGGTCCATACTACCATCAGTGAATTTAACTGAATTTGCATCTTGAATATTTGATGGAATTGGTAAAATAATAAATCCAAGAGAGTCTTCTATGTTTGCACTGGAGTCGAGAGCATTATCTGATCGAGATCTTATAAGTTTACTCGTATTCCCAATTGGTTTATACTTCATTAGACCAATTTTTATGTAGTCTGTGTCATCTTCTATAAGTGCTGAAGGATATTTAAATATTGCACCTTTAGATGGAAATCCTGTTTTCTCTGATTTTGCTTTTATTGTGTCAATAGGTTGTATTGATGCAGGTGTATTTGTATCTTCTTCTTCCTTTTCTTCACTAGCTAATTCTGCAGTTTCATCAATTCCAACAGTACCTTCTGCATCAGCGATAGGTATTCCATCAGAATCTACTGGCGTAATACCTTCTATTGTATTTAAAAAGGTTGCCTCTCCATTTACGGTTTGAGTCTCTGCAAACTGCAATAATCCTGTTGTATATGCTGGTTGTTTTCCTGAATTATACTTACCATAATCTTTTTCTAAATCAGCACCTGCGTTACCACTGCTTTGCATTTTTCCATCACTATCCAAGTATCCAACTAATAAAAATGTTTTATTAGAATTATCTCTATGTGTAAATGGAATACCTAATTCATTTTTAGCACCAAATGCTTCAGATTCTACAAATCTTGGATCATCTTTTGGAACCTCAATATAATGTGCTCCTCTATGGTTGGCACTCTTTGTGGGTCTTACCTCACCCGTTTCAGTATTTCTCTCATAATTTGTCATGAAAATACTATAAAGTTTGGTGTCTCCAAGTTTTCTTGGACGACCATAATTTCCTGCTTTATTAGTTCTTGCTTCCCAAGGCATTTTTAAGACCTTTTTAGTTATTTAGGGCTTGAAACGGCAAAGATTGTAAAGTGATAAATTCTTCTTCAGTTGCCTCATAAATTTGTCCTAATATTTCATCCCATGTATATTGCCTTGGTTCTCCCCAATGATAATTAACTCCACGAAATCCCCAATTGAAAACATCTATAACTTCAACTAGAGGATGGCGATCATATGTAATGTTTGGTGTTTTTGCGCGATATCTAAAGGTATAATATTTTCCAGATTCTGGTGGGAAACTTGTATCAAGTAAATCTACTATCTCTCTCATTAAAAAATTAGGATCTGAGATACGTTGTAATTTACTTAATTCTGGTTCTATTCTGTTCATTATTTAATACCCAGTTCTTTCTCTGTCATCACTTTAAACTCATATCCTCTATCAAGACACCATTCTCTTGCTGCCTTCCACTTTGCTTGATTCTTAGCATATTCATATGCTTCATAGATGTAACCTCTAGTTTGTTTTTTGGGTTTGGGTGGAGGAGAACATTGCCTTAAAGGTTTTACTTCAATGATTGATTTTCTTATCTTGCCATTTGTATCTTTATATTTTATATAAAAATCTGGAAAGTATCTGTGAACTCTTCTATCAACAGGTGACCTATAAGGAATAGCAATTTCTTCACTTCCCCACTGAAGGACATTTTCATTCTTATCACAATAAACCATGAACTTACGTTCCCATAGTGATCTATAAACTATGTTTCTATGATCACCCTTATACTTTCTAGGAAAAGAAGGTGAATATTTTCCCTTATATGACATCTAAATAGTTAATAATAAAAGTCCTAAAAATATTTAGATGGCAAACGTACCAGGCATTACTAATCTGAAAATGGGTGGAGGTGTTCCGTCAGAATTATTCGGAAATCTATCACAAAGTAATTTTTACGAGGTTTATATTACAACTGATTGGTCTAGTGAAGAAGGGATGAAAAAGTTCCTTAAAAATTCTGATGTTCAAAAATCATATAATCTCGATGAAGATTTTGTAACTAGAAATTTAGGTTTGCTTTGTTCTGATGCAGTTTTACCTGCAAGTGCATTTGCAACTTCTGAGGTTAAAGACAACTTCATGGGTGTTAATCAAGAATTTGCACATACGAGATTATATACTGATATTGACTTAACATTTTATGTTGATAATGATTATAGATCACTTGGATTCTTTGAAGCATGGATGAATTACATTGCTGGCGGTGGACAAAGATCCTTAACAAGTTTTGAATCTGGATATTATAGAAGATTAAATTATCCAGATTTTTATAAACATAATGGCATTTACATTAGAAAGTTTGAAAGAGACTATAAAGAATCTGACAAAAATAAGTATAAAAATATAATTTATAGATTAAGAAATGCTTTTCCAAAATCTATGAATAGTATCCCCATCTCATACGGTGGTGCTGAAATTGTAAAAGTTAATGTAACTTTCACTTATGATTATTACTCTGTGGTTAGAGGATCAGATTATGAGTTGACTGAACTTGGATCTTTCTCAGATCCTGACTCTATATTAAGTAGAGCAGCTGAAGTTGTTGCTCCTGTTGATGACCTAGTAGACTACGCAAGGTCGCTCATATAGACTAAATAATCACACTGAACATATTATAAGTCATTATGCCTTTACCAAAGATTAATACTCCAACTTATGAGTTGGTGATTCCCTCTAGCAAAAAGAAAGTCAAATATCGTCCATTTCTTGTACGAGAAGAGAAGATTTTAGTCATGGCATTAGAATCTGAAGATATGACTCAGATTACAAATGCTGTTGTGGATACTATAACAAATTGTATTCAGACTAGGGGTGTGAAGGTTAGTGATTTGTCAACTTTTGATATTGAATATATCTTTTTAAATATCAGATCAAAATCTGTTGGAGAAACAATTGAAGTAAATATTACTTGTCCTGATGATGGAGAAACACAAGCACAGGTTAGTATTGAAGTTGATGATATCAAAATTCAAACTGATAAAAAGCACACCAATATTATTACTTTAGATGATAATCTTAAAATGCGTTTGAAATATCCTGCTTTAGAGCAGTTTATTGAAAGTAATTTTGAGTATAATACTGATGAAAGTGATGTGGATAAATCTTTAGATATGATTATTTCATGTGTAGATATTATCTATAATGAAGAAGAAAGTTGGGCAGCATCTGATTCTTCTAAAAAAGAAATGAAAGAGTTTATTGAACAAATGAATACCAAACAGTTTAAGGAGATTGAAACTTTCTTTGCAACTATGCCCAAGTTGTCTCATAAGATTAAAGTTAAGAATCCTAAAACAGGTGTGGAAAGTGATGTAATTCTTGAGGGACTAGCAAGTTTTTTCAGTTGAGTATGGCTCACACTTCGTTAGAGTCATACTATCATAATAATTTTGCCTTGATGCATCATCATAAATATTCTTTAACAGAACTGGATAATTTAATTCCTTGGGAGAAGGAAATTTATATTACTTTACTTTCAAACCATCTAGAAAAGCAGCGTTTAGAACATCAGCAGCAACATGGCATTTAGTGGTCAGTTTTTTAAAGCACCAGGGATATCAGATAAACCAAAGATGGGGAAGAAAACAGTTTCTTCTTCGATATTTGGCGGTGCATTTAAACCAAAACTAAAAACAACCAGTGTATCTGCATCTAATTTTTCTTCTGTAAATAAAACTCCAAAGGTCACTGAGAATATTGTAGAAGAATCGAAAGAATATATGTCGTCCAGCATATTGCTGGATCTAATGCCAGAGATTGACAAAAAAGTCAACGAAAGGTTTAAAGGATTTAAACAATTATTGAAGAATGTTGCTTTTGGTGATGATTCTATAAAAGATGATTTTGTAAGAGAAGTTAGTAGTAAAGAAAAAATTGGTCCAGTTCAGCAACCAACAGAAAGATCAACACCAACAGCACCAAGTAATCGTACTATAAAGGCTGGTTATAATCTTTTTAGAGGACCTAATGTAGATCCAAAGTATCTACCTAAGAAACCACAAGGATTAGAAAAAACTTTAATAGAAACTAATAGTATTCTTGTAGAGATACAACAACAATTGGCAATTGATTTTGCTAGTCGAATTAATGAAAGAGAAGACTCTTTAAAAGCATTTAGAAAGCAATCAGAAAATGATCGTAGATCTGCAGGAGAAAAATCAGTAGAGAGTGTAAAGGGATTTGGTAAAACTGTGAGCAATCTTACAGCTCCTATTATCAAACCATTTAAAAATATATTTGATAGGTTACTTCAGTTTTTTGGTGCTATCGGTGCTGGTTTCCTTGCTAATGCTGCATTCAAGTGGTTATCAAAAGAAGAAAATAGAGAAAAAATTACAAATATATTTAATTTTATAACTGATAATTGGAAAATATTTGCAGGTATATTAGTTGGTGGTTTAGCATTAAATGCTGTTCGTAAACTTGCACGCCTAGCAAGAGGTGTTAGAGCAATATTACAAGCAGCAAGAATATTGCCAAGAAGATCAGGACCAGGACCAGGAGCAGGTAGTGGGGGAACCGATCGAAGAGGCGGGTTCTTTAAAAACAATACCGGTCAAAGAAGAGGATTTACTACAACTAGATCTCAGTTTAGAAGAATGGCA